AGTGCCATTCAATGATAAAGTTGGTGATCGACGCGTTATAGTCACACAGGTATTTTATAAGTCGCCACGGGCAATGTGGCGTTTTTATGGCTATTACGGCGGCATCGGAGTGGTGGGTAATTATTCAACTTATGGCCAGTTTGCCGATGATGCTACATTTGAGATTATTCCGACATGGCAAAATAAATTACAGGCCATCATGTATGAAGATTCTATTATGACGCGCACCTCCAATTATTCATATGAGATTATTAACAATAAACTAAGGCTCTATCCAAACCCAAGTTATTGGGACTTCGCCGGCCTCCAGAAAATTTGGGTGAGGTTTTACGTAGACAACGATGCTTGGGATGAGGATGATAATTATCGGACGGGCGTAAAGGGCGTTAATAATGCCAATACTGTTCCATTTGATAATATTCCTTATCGAAACATTAATGCCATTGGCAAACAATGGATTCGTAAGTATTGTTTAGCGTTGTGCAAGGAAATGTTAGGCCAGATTAGAGGAAAGTTTTCAACTCTACCGATTCCTGGCGAAAGCGTGACGCTTAATCATGCTGAATTACTGAGTCAAGCAAAAGATGAACAAACACAACTTAGAGATAAACTTAGAGAACTCTTAAAAGAGATGGAATATGCTGAGCTAGTTAAAATAGATGTGGAGAAAGCTAATGCTACGGCTGAGGTCTTTAAAGGTTCGCCTTTGCCAATTTTTGTGGGGTAATGAATGATGTCCGATGAATGGAAACAGCCAACAGCACCGCCGCCGCCCCTCTTTCTTGGTAAAAAAGAACGAGATTTAGTAAAACAGGTAAATGATGAACTGATTGAAAAGGTAATCGGTCAACAACTTCTTTACTATCCTGTTGACTTAGAAAGAACCAATTTTCATGAATTATATGGCGAAGCTATCAAAAAGACGTTTTTGCCTCCCGTTCGAGTATTTGCCCTCGTGGAGTTCACCACTTTTGAAACAACATATATGGAGAGCATGGGTGTTGATAAGATATGGGAAATTAATGTACATTTCCATAAAAGGAGATTGGAAGAAGACCAAAATATGTATATTCGCGAAGGTGATTTTGTTTTATATGGCGAGAGTTATTACGAAATAGTAAAACTAGTTCAAAATAAACAGCTATTTGGACAGGTGAATCATATTTTTGAAACATCTGCGGTTTGCAAGAGAGCCAGAAAGGGGTTATTCGATGCTACCTGACAATTTTGATTTTGCGATGTTACCAGCTAACAAGCCCGAGATTACATTAAAAGAATTGGGGATGTTAGCATCAACCATTGAAAATATAGATTATGCCATCACTTCNTGGTTAAAAGTAGATTTAGATTTAAGAGCTACCACTAACGAGGGNTTTGTTCGCGTGCCCGTGCTGTGGCAAGTTCCNGAGCGTGCTTACCAAATTAAGAACGAAAAAGAATTAAGAGATGACGCCGGCGCNTTAAAATTGCCATTAATAAGNATAGAACGTACAGGAATGGTAAAAGATCCCAACAGGAAAGGCTCCTTTCAGGCTAACTTATATTCCGATGATAAAAATGGTCGCAGCGGCCGCGTCGTTATTGCTAAAAAGATAGTTCAAGACAAGACTAGAAACTTCGCAGTTGCCGCGGCAACAAGGGATCTTGACACCGGTGGAACTCAGCAGCTTTATTATCCGAGAGTCAATAAAAAAGTAGTTATCAAAAGCCTCTCTATTCCCATTCCGGTTTATGTTAATATAGATTACAAAATTATAATCAAATCTGAATATCAACAACAAATGAATGAAATATTGGCGCCTTTTGTTGCCAGAACGGGCCAAATTAATGCCTTTACGATGACGAGAAATGGCCATTTGTATGAGGCTTTTATTGATCAAGGTTTCACACATTCCAATAATATTAATAACCTCGCGGAAGAACCAAGGATGTACGCTTCCGAAATAACAATTAGAGTACTCGGTTATCTCATTGGCGAAAATGACAACGATGACCGCCCCATCATTAGAATACACGAGAACGTAGTAGAGATAACTTTTCCCAACGAAGGAACAGTTCCTGAAGGTAATGACGACTTTTTTCTTTAGTTCGGGTAGTTCAGGACATACTTTTGAGATTAAAAATACTATTTAATTAATGATTAGGCCATCATTTACACCTATTTTGGCAAGAGGAACACAACAATGTCAGTTAAAAGTTTTAAATTTGTATCTCCTGGAGTGTTTATCAACGAGATTGATAACTCCTTTATCCCCAGAACCCCAGAGGCAATCGGGCCCGTAGTAATCGGAAGATCACGCCGCGGCCTAGCTATGCAGCCCACAAAGGTTGAATCTTACTCTGATTTTGTTGAAATGTTTGGAGATACGGTGCCTGGTATGGGGGGCGGCGACATATATCGAAATGGAAACTATCAATCGCCTATGTATGGAACGTACGCTGCGAAGGCCTTCCTGAACGCAAACGTTGCTCCTCTTACTTATATCCGNTTGCTAGGACAGCAGACATCCGTTGGGGCCGCCGCCGGCGCCGATGCNGCGGCAGGTTGGAAGACGAACTTGACTCCGACCGGAGTAGAGTCCACTAACGGTGGTGCCTACGGCCTTTGGGTATTTACATCTGGTTCCGATACATCCAACAAGCTGGGAACTGGCAGTCTTGCGGCTATCTGGTATGTTAACCAGGGTACTGTATATCTTAGCGGCACCGCCTATGGAGGGTCTGTGCCGTACGCCGACGTCACACCTAGCCCAGACGTTGGAACTACCGGTTCCAACAACGTTATTATCGGGACTGATGCTAACACTGATCTTTGGACTGTCGTTATTAGTGGTGGTATTGGCCAAGAAGAGAAAATTAGTTTTAGTCTTGACGACTCGAAAAGTACATTTATCCGCAAAGTGTTTAATACTAATCCGCAGCTTGTGAGTGCGTCTACATTTTATAGTACCAACTCGGAGTTCGCTAAAACTTATTGGCTTGGTGAGACATACGAGCAAGAATTAAGGGACCGCGGTCTGACCGCAGGCGCCATTGGGTGCATGATGGCAATTTCTAATGGTGCCTCGAAAGGTCCATATGACATGAAAGCCAATGCATCAGTAGAAGCCGCAGCCGGTTGGTTTATCGGCCAAGATCTTGGAGCAGCCGCTGCATATGTTCCTTTTAGACAACAGAAGCTTTTTCGTTTAATCGGAAGAGGCCATGGTGAGTGGCTACAAAAGAATTGTAAGGTTTCAATTTCGAATATCCGCACTTCAACTACAACCACTAACGAGTTTGGTACTTTCTCTGTTATTATTAGAAACTTATATGATACTGATAATAGCGTTGAAATACTCGAGAGGTATGATAACCTCACTCTTGATCCCACTTCGCCAGACTATATTGCCCGCGTAATCGGTGATAAATATATGTCTTGGGATACAACCGACAAAAGATTGAAGACTTACGGAGATTATGACAATAACTCTAAGTTTGTTTATGTTGAAATGAATGCAGATGTCGATGCGGGCGCCACGGATGACTCACTTTTACCATTTGGTTATTTCGCGCCCCCACGTTTCAGGGCGATTTATAATCTTAATGCTACCGGAGCCTGTTCCAGTGCGCCCGACACCAGCCTCGCCATGGGCGCCACGCTAGCGGATTTCTTCCTAACTGGCGGNNTCGGCATTGTGGCCCACACTGCTTCGCATGCGGTGGTAGGTGGCACAAATGCCGCCGTCTGTTACCTTTCTGGCGGTTTAGGCATCACCGCCGGTACCGCGGCCCTGGGCCCTGGGAACTGTTCGGGTTCTCTCATATTCCCCGCGGTAAGACTCAGATTGTCAGCTTCCGACGGCGGGTTGAGTGATCAAACCGACGCATATTTTGGAATGCAGACAACTAGAACGGCCACCAGCACAACTCCGGACGCCAGCATCGCAGATTTTCATGGCCATCTTTACACCGGATATAGTACCACCACAGCTAATGGCGGTGGAACAAACCCCACAGCACCGTATACCACCACTGGTGTTGAGGATTATGCATATGTGTTTTCGCT